CGTAGTCCTACTCACTAACCACTCTCACCTGAGCCTACCAATCGGTGGGCTCTTTTTTTTTCTCCATACACATTTTACTCATGTCTACCACTTTCACCTGGAACATTGCCCAAATGGAACGCGAAGTCGAAGACGGCTTCGTTTACACCGTGCATTACACCGTTGACGCCAAAGATGACACCTATGCAGCTGGTGCATACGGCTCCATTGGTCTGGAGCGTCCTGAGGACGAAATGATCCCCTTCTCTGACCTCACTGCTGAAGTCGTCGTGGGCTGGGTCCAGGACCAGCTGGGCGAAGAAAAGGTGGCTGAAGTTGAAGCCGCTCTCCAGGCTCAGCTTGATGAACAGCGTCAGCCAACCAAGGCTGCTGGTCTGCCCTGGGCTTGATCTTTTTAAACATTACTTGGTAATTACCAATGCTTACCATTCTTGGCCTTAAGGTCTCCTATGAGACCATCGTTTTCTTCGCCCTGTTCTTGGGTTCTGAAGTTATTGGTGCATCTAAACTTAAATCAAATAGTGTTGTTCAACTGATTCTTGGCGGTATTGCCGCCCTGAAGCCTCTGCGTAAAGAGGACGACAAGCTTAACCAAGTCAAGAACATCTTCAAAGGTTGAGGCTATGGTGCTGCTTCCGGTGAAGCAGTATTACGCCCAAACTGATAGTGCAACTGGTCATGGAGGCCGGATGTGCTTTAGCTCTACATGTGCTATGGCCATCAAGTACCTCCTACCAGATGCTCTTAAAGGGAGTAATGCTGACGATACATACTTAAAGACCGTACTTAAATACGGTGATACAACGCAAGCTACCGCACAGATTAAAGCCTGTGCTCAATACGGCATCCTTGCCACGTTTTACACCACCGGAACCAAACAAAAGCTCCTGTTTGAACTTCAACAGGGCTACCCAGTAGCAACAGGCATCCTTCATCACGGTCCAGCGACTGCCCCAACAGGTGGTGGTCATTACATGCTGTTGATTGGTGATGACGGAGCTAAGGGCATCTTCCACGACCCCTACGGTGAACTAAATAATACCAACGGCGGCTATGTAAAAGTCGGTGCTGGTGGTATGTCAGTTCGTTATTCCTGGGCTAACTGGCTCAAACGCTGGGAAGTTGATGGTCCTGGGACTGGTTGGTTTATGACTTTCAGAAAACAATGATTGAAGCAATCGTCTCAGGCACTGTTGCCGTCTTTACTGCTGTTGTTGCCCTTCATTCTCGTATGCACACTCGCATTAACGAAGTTGACTCACGTATTGACCGTGTAGAACTTCGCATTGCAGAGAAGTATGTTCAACGTGAAGAGCTATCTTCAGCTCTACAAAAGATGGAGGATCACATGATTCGCATCGAAAACAAACTAGACCAGATCGTGCTTCGCAATGGCAACTAAAAAACGAGCCACAGAAGACCAGTTCAACGAACTCCATAACCTTGTTACGTCTGAGTTCCTTGCTCGTATCAAGTCTGGAGAGGCAACGACTGCAGACCTTAAAGCTGCGTGTGACTGGCTGGCCAAGAACGACATCAGCGGCGTTGCTTACGAAGGTAACCCCCTGGATAAGTTGGCGTCTGTGATGCCAAAGGTAGACCCTGAGATGGTGCAACGGAGGCTATATGGCACAAAGCACGTCTGAGTACTACAAAAAGAATCCTAAGGCACGTAAACGCCGACAAAAGCAGCAATCCAAATACAACAAAACCAACAACGGTCTAAAGATCCGTACAAATGCCAACAAGCTGAACCGACAGCTTGGCACCTACGGGAACGGTGACGGAATGGATGCCTCCCACACAGGTCCAGCAAAGGGAAAGCTTGAAAACCCCTCAGCCAACCGTCGCAGACCCCGTACTGGCCAGAAGTACGCATGACCCCGTTACTACCTACGCCTGATCACTACCTCCAAAACCTAATAACGATGACAAGTCCAGAAGCAAAAAGGCTCTGGAGAAGAGCCATTAAGGAACACTTCAACTGTCAATGCGTTTATTGCGGAGAAACTTATGAATTACATGAACTTACACTTGACCACGTACGTCCTCGTTGTCTTGGCGGGGAAGATCTTACATCAAATCTTGTACCCAGCTGCTGGCAGTGTAATCAGGCAAAAGGTAGTAACAATTGGCTCCAATGGATGAGGAGCACATTTGGTATTAATCCATCCCGGGAAGGGATGATTCTTTCTCACATTAACTAATAATGGCACCTAAAAATAAAGCCAAGCAAAAGCCTGGCAGTATGCGGTCTCGTCAGCAGGCAAAGCTTAATAGTCAACGCGCACAAAAGTCTCCAATTGAACCCGCACCTCGCACGGGTCCCCGGCGGCAGCTTCCGCAAAGCAGCCAAGGACAAAACCGTGTGGGTAACTCCAGCCAGCCGTGGGGTGAACGGCAAGGGTCTGGACAAGACGTGCGTCGTGTTCGTGTGAACACTGATCGGCCTCAGCTTCCTCCCGCGAGAGAAGCGATGGCTGACCCTGGCAATCGTCCCCAACTTCCTCCTGGTCGCTCTGGTCCTGGCACTAGTCGGACTGAGCCCACCCGCCGTGAAATGGCGGAGAACAGGGCTCGGCAAGCTGCTCAAGGCAGCCGCTCCAGTGAAGTCCGTACGGCTCGTGGTCGTGGTACTAGCCGACTGACTCCTGAAGGCATGTTTGCAGGGCCTCGTGTAGGCGCTGGTACAAACAAAGTAATTGGAGCCTTGACCATCGCCAGCATGATGCAAGGTGCTGCAAAGGATGCTGCCAATCCAGAATTTTGGAAGGGGAAGTCTAAAGAGCTTCGCAAGCGGTACAACATGAAGGACACCCCGGAAAACAAGGGGTCAACTGCAACCAACGGTCGCTACGTTCCTGGCAAAGAGCAATCGAAGTTCACTGATACCGAAGCTGCAAAGCCTGCAGAAAAGCAACCTGCACGTCCTGTTCGTAGTGCTAGCCAACAGCCCACTACGGCTGTCCGCAACCCCTCTCCCAAGGACAAAGCCAGCACTCCCTCTAAGCCTGCACCCAAAGCAAGCGAGACCTACCGCGACGGCGGTAAGGGCTTGTACCAAGGCTCTAAGGAGTACCGAGACAAGGTTGGCGGCTCTGGTAACCCCCTGCTGAACCGTTTCCGCAAGGAAATGGGTCTTGATCAGGCCACGGGTCAACGGGCTGATGCTCCAACGGTTGCCAAAGAAGCACCCAAGCAAGAACCAAAAGCTGCTTCCAAGTCTGGCGGTGAAGGCGTCAAGGACAGCCTGAAGATCGATCAAGCCGCAACCAAAGCGGATTCGTCGAAGTACTTCAACCAAGCATCAACCGACAAGATGCCCAAGTCTGAAACTGCTGAGCAACGCCGTAAGCGCGAACGGATGCTTGCTGCACGCAAATCAGGTCTTGCATAACTAACTCTATAAATGCGTGCCGCTCCTAACCATGGGGCGGCATTGCTTCTTATTGGCCCCTAGGAGCCCCTGGAAGGTCGTTATTTATCCACTCAGGTACATTCTATCATAATGCCTATAAAACGCCGTACAGAGGCTCCTAGGGGGGTCTCCGTGATCGAGTCCCTACAGCAAGATTTTAAGCTCTTTCTACAGGCTCTCTGGGGTCAGTTAGATCTCCCCTCTCCAACCCGTGCTCAATACGCCATTGCAGACTACCTGCAGCACGGACCAAAGCGACTACAGATCCAAGCATTTCGGGGTGTTGGTAAGTCCTGGATCACGGGAGCCTTTGTGTTGTGGACCCTGTTCAACAACCCAGAAAAGAAGATCATGATCATCTCCGCTTCCAAAGAGCGGGCAGACAACATGTCGATCTTTCTGCAGAAGCTGATTATCGAGACCCCGTGGCTGGTTCACTTGCGCCCTAAAAGTGACGATGCCCGGTGGTCTCGTATCTCTTTTGATGTGAACTGCTCACCATCCCAGGCACCGTCCGTTAAGTCTGTCGGTATTACGGGTCAGCTGACGGGTTCTCGTGCTGACCTGATGATTCTTGATGACGTGGAGGTGCCTGGTAACTCCATGACGGAGATGATGCGAGAAAAGCTTCTTCAACTGTGTACAGAGGCCGAGTCAATCCTGACCCCAAAGGAAGACTCCCGCATCATGTACCTTGGTACGCCTCAGACCACCTTCACCATTTACCGCAAGCTGGCTGAACGGAACTACCGTCCGTTTGTGTGGCCTGCTCGATACCCCCGCAAGCTGTCCCAATACGAAGGACTGATCGCCCCTCAACTCCAAGAGGACATCGATCAAGGTGCCGAAGCGTGGGGTATTACGGATCCAGACCGCTTCAGCCATGAAGACCTGCTGGAACGGGAAGCCGCTATGGGTCGGAGCAACTTCATGCTCCAGTTCATGCTTGATACGAGTCTTAGTGATGCAGAAAAGTTCCCACTTAAGTTCCAAGACCTCATCGTTACCGCTGTTAACCCGACTCAAGCGCCGGATTCTGTTGTGTGGTGCAGTGATCCTCGTAATGTTCTCAAGGATCTGCCTACGGTTGGCTTACCGGGTGATTATTTCTACTCCCCGATGCAGCTTCAGGGAGAGTGGAGTGCGTACGATGAAACGATATGCAGCGTTGACCCGTCAGGTCGAGGCACAGACGAAACAGCTGCCACCTACATAAGCCAAAAGAACGGCTTCCTGTACGTTCACGAAATTCGTGCGTACAGAGACGGTTACTCCGACACCACCCTTCTTGACATCCTTAGGGGGTGCAAGAAGTACAACGTCACCAAGCTTGTCATCGAGACCAACTTTGGTGATGGCATCGTGGCTGAGCTGTTCAAGAAACACCTTCAACAGACCAAACAAGCTATTGGCGTGGAAGAAGTCCGGGCTACCGTCCGTAAAGAAGAGCGCATTATCGACGCCCTGGAACCCATCATGAACCAACACCGCCTGGTCGTTGATCGTGGTGTGGTGGAGTGGGACTACAACTCCAACCCCGACGACGCACCAGAGAAACGACTCCTGTACATGCTGTTCTACCAGATGAGTCGGATGTGCCGGGAGAAGTACGCCATCAAACACGATGACCGTCTCGACTCCCTTGCACAAGGCGTCAAGTACTTCACTGACGCCATGGGCATCTCAGCGATGGAGGTGGTCAAACAACGGAAGATGGAAGAGTGGAGCGACATGCTGCAAGGGTTTATCGACGACCCCCAATGCGAGACCAACCACATCGTTCTTGGCATGTCTCTAGACCAAAAACGACAAGCCAGGGGTAATTCCAAAAGTTTAGTCCCCACCTGGGTTTAAGACCGATCAGGGGTGTATACAGGAGGGATGGAAGGGTGGACCGGAACTCCTGTACGGGGGAAGACAAGTCAAATAAAGACAATCTTCCCCTTTTATTATGTCCCTGGGAATGGACATCTAAAAAGTACCACCTTTAACTCACTCCCTTCAGGAACTTAATTCCGGATATACCGGATGTCCTGGAAGGGACATCACTTATATCACTAATTAGACAGTATGTCTGCTAACCACCAAGCAACACTGATTCACATTACCCCTGATGCAGAAGAACTTATTGCCTATATGGCAAGAGTATCTAACCCTTCTAATCAAACCAACACTAAGACAAGTGCTAGGTTAATTAGATACCTTATTGAACACAAACACTGGTCTCCATTTGAAATGGTGAACATGTGTGTTCAGATAGAAACTACTCGGTCTATAGCAGCTCAAATCCTTCGGCATCGAAGCTTCTCCTTTCAAGAGTTCTCCCAACGGTACGCACGGGTAGAAGAAATTCCCCGTAGTCCTTCTCTTCGGCGTCAAGATCAAAAGAACCGACAGAACAGTATTGATGATCTAGATGAAGTAATTAAGAACAACCTTGATTACGAGATCACTAAACACTTTGCAGCCGGTGTCCGTCTGTATCAACAGATGTTGGACTATGGAGTAGCCAAGGAGTGTGCAAGAGACGTGCTTCCCTTGGCAGCTCCAACCAAGCTGTACATGAATGGAACGATTCGGTCTTGGTTGCATTACTGCGACCTAAGGACTGCCCATGGGACACAGAGAGAACACGGACAGATTGCTGGTCAAGTACAAGACCTGCTGTATCAACACCTTCCTAATGTTTGTGAGGCGATGTGGGAAAAGAACTTAAGTTGAATGAGTTCCACACACTGTATGTGACGTGGAAACAAGGCATCCCTTGGTTTGATCACCTGCTGCTTAGTCTGCTTGTTTGGATTGAACGGTGGGTGATTGATCAGAGGGTAGACACAGAGCTTGATACTGCTATTGAGCAGTTTCATGCTGAGGCTAAAAAGGTTGAGCCTGATTATGTGACTCCTATTTATACAGAAACGCTCTCAGAGGGCTCTACAAGCCTCCCTGAGATGCGTTTAACTGCTCCTTGGTACACTGACTCCTAAATATAATTTAAGGGGCCTTCCTGGGGCTTATAGATGGGTCTCAAGAATGAACGCCATTAGGTTGCTAATGCTTCGTCCTTCTTCGGTGCTTTTACTGACGAGTTGTTGGTAGGTTGACCACGACAATGTGGCGGTGACACGGACTGGTTTGCGTGTCGCAATTGTTGAAAGAGCTTGCAGGTTGGCCTGGGCTCGTAAGACTTGGGTCATCAGCTCAATCCTTGGTTGAGTTGGTCACGGGGTCGGTGTTGCAA